AGAACTAAGATAAAGAACTTTGCCAGCACTGTATCTTTTGAAGGCAAGCCTAAGGTTGTTATTCTTGACGAGGCAGATTATCTAAATCCTAATTCTACACAACCTGCACTGAGGGCTTTCATTGAGGAGTTCTCTAAAAACTGTAGGTTTATTTTCACTTGTAATTTTAAGAATCGTATCATTGCTCCATTGCATAGTCGAACTACTGTGGTGGACTTTAAGTTAGTGAATGGTCAGAAGAAAAAGATGGCTACAAAATTTCACAGACGCATGATGGAGATTTTACAAGATGAAGGTGTAGAATACAATAACAAAGTCCTTGCAGAACTATTGATGAAACACTTTCCTGATTATAGGCGTGTTCTAAATGAATTGCAACGATACAGCGTTGGTGGGGTTATTGATGAAGGCATACTTAGTAACTTGTCAGAGATCAATACAAAGGCCCTTATTGATGCTCTGCGTGACAAAGACTGGAAGAAGATGCGTCAATGGGTTGCATCTAACGTAGATAGTGACCCTCAGGCTGTGTATCGTAAGGTATATGATACACTGATAGACAAAGTAAAACAGGTCCCTCAACTTGTTCTCTTGGTTGCTGATTATCAATACAAAGCGGCTTTTGTTGCAGATCAAGAGATTAATCTGACGGCTTGCCTCACTGAAATTATGGCGAACATTGAGTTCAAAGAATGAGTGGCTTCCTAGAAGAACTAGGTCCTCCTAAAGAAGAACATACTGAGGAAGACTTTAAGGAAAAGAAAAAAGCTATAAGTCCGTTTGACTTTGCTAACAGCATCTACTACACAAAAGAATCTCTTATTGTAGATGACTGGTCTGAAAAACAATACAATCCTTTTATTGTAAACAAGGCTATGAGTTATGGTCCCGACACAGTAATCGCGGCTAATGAAATGAACTCTCGTCCACACATTGCAAACAAAATGCAATATGATTTCCTAATTAATCTCGTCCGAAAAAAGAAGCGTTTTAATAAATGGCTAAAGCCTGAAAAGGAAGAGAACATCGAGATCGTAAAAGAATATTTTGGCTATGGAAATACAAAGGCACAAGAAGCATTACGCATTTTGTCACAGGATGACTTGGAAAGTATTAAGCAAAGGCTAAACAAGGGCGGCAAAAAATAGCATCTTATAAATAATTATTAGAATTACATTATAAGAGCAATAATATGAGTGTCGATTTCTTCAATATTGATTATCCTGGTTATGCCCCATTGGAAATCAAACTAAAAAATTCAGATGACTTTCTCAAGATAAGAGAAACCCTTTCACGCATCGGCGTGGCTTCTCGTAAAGAAAAAGTCCTTTATCAATCCTGCCATATTCTACACAAACAAGGTAGATATTTTATCACACACTTTAAAGAACTTTTTGCCCTTGACGGCAAGGATGCTGACTTTGAAGACGCTGACCTTGAGCGTAGAAATACAATCGCTAAACTTCTTTCGGACTGGGGTCTGTTAGAAATCATGAGCCAAGAAATACATGAGAATCACGCCCCAATGAGCCACATAAAAATTATCTCATACAAGGAAAAAGGCGATTGGGAACTGGTTACCAAATATAATATTGGTAGAAAAAAATAACCAAAAAGCCTTGACTTTTTCAAAAAAGTAACTATATATAATGTAGCGATGCCTGATGGGTCGCTATAATTTAACTCGCTTATTTAAGGAGATGAACATGGTTGTTCGCAAATTTAAAGCACGCGATCTGTCTGAGATCGCAAATTCAGTTTCCCCTTTCACTGTTGGTTTTGACCGAGTATTTGATAACTTAAATACGGTAGCTGAACTCTCAAACAATTATCCGCCTTACAATATTATAGACAACGACAGCGGCAAATATACAATTGAGTTTGCCGCCGCTGGATTTACTAACGAGGAACTTTCACTTGTTCAGGTTCCAGAGGGAAATAAACTTGTTGTTCAAGGTATGCAAGGTAAATCGGATGAACGAAAATTCTTACATCAGGGTATTGGTGCAAGGAACTTTACAAAAACTTTCGCCCTCAATCAAGATGTTCAAGTGACAGGTGCGGAGTTCGTGCAAGGCATGTTGAAGATTTATCTCGAACATATTGTCCCAGAAGAACGCAAGCCAAGAGAAATTAAAATTAATGAAATTGGTGATGATGACAAACAGTTCCTACAGGACTAGTATAAATAAGGGGGAGCCACAAAGGCTCCCCTAAATTATAAGGACTAATTATGACACAAATTGTGAAACTATCCTCAGGTGAGGAAATCATTGGCGAAGTTACTGATGTGGAAGTTGAAGGTCGCACCTTCATTGAAATTAAAACTCCAGCAGTAATTATGCTTATCCCAGATCAAAACAATGAACAAAAATTTGGTATCGGTCTTGCACCCTACGCACCATATGCAGATGGAGGCAAGGTTCAAATCATGCCTGGGCATATAGTTGCTTTGATGAAACCTACTGCTAGTTTGTTGAATGAATATAATGCCGCATATGGCTCAGGAGTTGTTGTTCCTGAAAAACCTAAGTTGGTGACTTAATGTCTACATTACTTTGCAACCTACCTAACAATAAAGTTTATGTCCGTAAGGAGTATCTTATGGACCATAAAGAAGGACATGGTGAGTTTGTAGAAGGACATTGGGTAACATGTAAATCATTACCAGGGCGGGCGTTCTATTTTGAAACATACCTGCCTGAGTATGGTGCATTGTTTGACAAGTTGCCTATCAGTGCTTTTGTGTCAGAGCCTAAGACACCCGAACCAGATTTGCCTCTCAATGATTTGCAATTCTGGAACGCAATGGACTATGGTGTAACGGCTATCTACAAACAATTTATTGGCAGTATGGACTTTGAAATTTTTACACGAAGTCATCAGATTATCAAAGGCACATATTGTTTTACGTTAGATAATTATCACGCTCAATCAGACGAACCGGACTATAGCACTGCCGAGGTGCCAGAGGAACATAAGTCCTTCAACATAATTGAATTAGATAATGGTCAGTATGCGGCATATCCTAATAATCGTATGCGTGTTTATGATAATTCATTGACACCCCCTGAACCTAAAATGCCTGACTTCAAAGTTTCTACAGAATTTTATCAAGTAGAAAATGGTTATGAATATCGCTTAGGTGACCAGGATGATTACTTTTGGCGTATTAAGGATTGACATTTCCTTTATTATCTAGTATAACTAGATTATGAAACAAAACTTCTACACATGGGCCTGGCAATATGGTAACAAGATCCTATTGCGAGGCGTTCGAGATGGTAAGCGGTTCAATTCGCGCCATGATTTTCAACCTACATTGTATGTTCGCTCTGCGGATGAAACAGGCTTTAAGGGACTCTATGACGAGAACTTGAAGCCTGTTGTTTTTGATTCCAACTCTGACTGCAAAGACTTTATGGAAAAGTATGATGGGATTGAAAACTATCCTATCTATGGTCAGACAGATTTGACTTATCAGTTTTTGTCCTCACAATATCCTGGTGAGATTGACTTTGACATTAGCCAACTTTCCATTTGGTCTATAGATATCGAGACAACCGCAGAAGGCGGGTTTCCGAATGTGGATAACCCTGTGGAAAAAATACTTCTTATTACAGTAATGAACAATTACACTAAGGAGATTAAAACGTGGGGTGAGGGTAACTGGTCTCCAGGTGAGGAGACAAAGGATCTTGATGTAGATTATACGCCGTGTGAAGATGAAAAAGAACTCCTAACAAAGTTTGGCACATGGTGGTGTAATGAATATCCTGACATTATCACAGGTTGGAACCTAGAACTTTTCGATATTCCTTATCTTGTCTCCCGTATGGACAGGCTGTTTGGTAATGATGCAAAAAATGCCTTGAGTCCTTTCAATATGACAAGACGTCGTGCTATTCGTTTGAATAACAAAGAGGTCACAACATATGACATCAAAGGCGTCTCACAATTAGACTATTTGGATCTATACAAAAAGTTTACTTACACAGCACAAGAGTCCTACAAACTTGATTACATCGCTGAGGTCGAACTAGGTAAGAACAAACTTGAAAGTGGCTTTGACACATTTAAGGAGTTCTATGAAAATGATTGGAATCGCTTTATTGATTACAACATTATTGATACTAAACTTGTTGACGAGCTCGAGGATAAAATGAAACTCATTGAGCTCATTGCTACAATGACATATGATGCCAAGGCAAACTTTAAGGATATTTTCTCCTCGGTTAGAACATGGGACTGTTTGTTGTATAATCACTTGCTGGACAAAGGCATTATGATTCCTCAACGTAAAAGTGCCGAGGGCAGACGTATTGAAGGTGCCTTTGTGCAGGAACCTAAGCCTGGTAAGTATGATTGGGTTATGTCATTTGATGCTACGTCTCTGTATCCGTCAATCATTATGCAATACAACATGTCCCCTGAAATGATATTGCCTGGTATGGTTGACTGCACTGTTGAGGGTATGTTGGAACGCCGAGATAAAATGGATGACCAGTATGCAGTGACAGCTAATGGTGCAAGGTTCAGCCGTGACAAACAAGGATTGTTTCCTGAGATTGTGCAGAAGTTTTTTGATGATAGACAACGGTACAAAAAACTTATGATTCAAGCACAAAATGATTATGAAAAAACAAAGGACAAAAAACATCTTAATAATATTGCAAAGTTCAACAACTTTCAGATGGCTCGTAAGATTCAGTTGAACAGTTTGTTTGGTGCGTTGGGTAATGAGTATTTTAGATACTATGATGACCGCATCGCTGAGGGTATTACTATGACAGGTCAGTTTATTATTAGACAGACTGCCAAGGCCCTTGACGACTATCTAAACAAAGTATGTGACACTGAAGGAGAGATGTATTCCTTTTACTCAGACACAGACTCCTGTTATATCACCATGAACAAACTTGTGCAAAAGTTTTTTGCTGATAAAGATTATAACACAATTATTGGTTCGCTTGACAAAATAGGCGAGGATAAAATTGAGCCTGTAATCAATAAGGCAATGGAGTCACTTGCAGAATATACAAATGCCTTTGATAAAAAGATATACTTTAAACGTGAGGCTATTGCTGATAAAGGCATATGGGTCGCCAAGAAGCGTTATGCTTTGAATGTGTATGACAATGAAGGTGTAAGGTATCAAGATCCTAAACTAAAAGTTATGGGACTCGAGATTGTCAGATCATCTACGCCTGCGCCTGTGCGGGAAAGTTTGCGTAGTGCTGTAAGATTATGTTTAACATCTGATGAACAGGCTTTACAGGACTTTGTAGAATCTAACTGGCAGGAGTTTAGACAAATGGAGGTTGAGAAGATTGCATTTCCTCGAGGATGTAATAACTTGCAAAAATATACATCGACTTCTCATATCTATGAAAAGGGAACGCCTATACATGTTCGAGGTGCTCTACTATATAATTATATGTTGGACAAGAACAAAGTCGGACATAAGTATGAACATGTGCAGGATGGTGACAAAATTAAATTTTTGTATTTGAAAGAGCCTAACACATTGGGTGAAAATACAATTGCTTTTAACTCCAAACTTCCTGTAGAATTTGACTTACACAAATATGTTGACTATGAGACTATTTTTGAAAAGTCTTTTGTTGAGCCCTTGAACACAATAGCAAAAGGTCTTGGTTGGAATACCAGGCCCGTTGCAACACTGGAGGATTTATTCTCGTGAGTCCGGTGACAAAACTAAATTATCCTTTGAACCGTGATAGGTTGCTAGTTTTGGCGGACAGCATAAAGGAAGAAGCCAAACCATATTCTGACCCAAGATATGAAAAAAGTCTTGACACATGGTTAATTTTAAAGTATAGTGATTCTTATATACAACAAATTATGGATGATTTTAATGTTGATGGCAGTTCAAGATTTTATTGGCAGGAGCCCAACTCTGTTTTGCCTATGCACGTTGATAACAATACAACCTGCTCTATAAATTTTGTTCTTACAGACGACCCTGCACCTGTAATTGTTGAGGATACAGAATATACTTATGAACAATGTGTTCTTGACACAACAAAATTACATGGTGTAAATACAGACGATGAAGAAAGAATTATATTGAAAATAAGTATTTTTGATGAGTCCTATGAAGATTTAATTAAACGGATACCCTACACATGCTAGAAGATTATTTTTATGAAAATATTGCCAATCTGACAACAGATTATGAAATGTTTTGTTTGGCACAAGGGGGCGACCAACTATACAGACAAAAAAAGTTTGTTCAATTAAAATCCGCCGCAGAGATAAGACTGCCTAAAGGTGAAATATCATATGACGGTGGTGCATATGGTATTCGTGTATCTGCAATGATGTTTGAAGATGATTTGGAATGGCCTGATTTTTTAAAGGAGACTGCTCAATCTATAAAGGAAAGATATAAAGGTGATGGCGCACAATTTTTGTATGTTCCTTATGGAGAAGAAGTTGCAGTGCATAAAGATGTGCCTAATGTAAGAGAATGTAATGTATCTTTTCCTATTACACGAGATAATGCACCTACAGATTTTTATGAAAGTCCCTACAGCCATAGGCCAATTTATAGCTGTCAGTATAGTAAACCAGTTTTGTTAAATACACAAAAGTATCATGGCATCAAAGCCATAAATAAAGATAGGATTGTTTTTCAAATATCATATCAAAGACCTTACGAGGAAGTAAGAGAAATGCTTCTTGATATTCACGATCCTAGAAAATGTATAGGAGTAAATTATGAGCTTAATTGACAAACTAAAAAAGAACTCTACGATTAAAGAATCGGCAGTTCTTACAAAATCCAAATTTTTCGGCACAAAGGATTTAATTCAAACATCTGTCCCTGCTTTAAATGTAGCATTGTCAGGTCGTTTGGATGGTGGTCTTACGCCTGGACTGACAGTATTTGCAGGGCCGTCAAAGCACTTTAAAACAGCCTTTGCAATGCTACTTGCTAAGTCTTACTTAGATAAGTTTGATGATGCTGTCGTATTGTTTTACGATTCAGAGTTTGGTGCGCCGCAAGGTTACTTTACAAGTTTCGGTATTGACACTGATAGAGTTGTGCATACACCTATCACTGATATTGAACAACTAAAACATGATGTGATGTCACAGTTGAATGGCATTGAAAGAGGCGATCATGTTATGGTCGTTGTAGATTCAGTAGGTAACTTAGCTTCCAAGAAAGAAGTTGATGATGCACTTGAAGGTAAGTCGGTTGCAGATATGACAAGGGCAAAACAAATGAAGTCCTTGTTCCGTATGATTACACCCCACCTTACAATCAAGGATATTCCTGCTGTTGTTGTTAACCATACTTACAAAGAGATTGGTTTGTTCCCTAAAGATGTTGTATCAGGCGGCACAGGTATTTACTATTCTGCAGATAACATCTTTATTATTGGACGCCAACAGGATAAAGTAGGCACTGAAATTAAAGGCTACAATTTTATTATTAATGTTGAAAAGTCTCGGTATGTTCGTGAGAAGTCTAAGATTCCTGTAGAAGTTTCATGGGAAGGCGGCATCAGCAAATGGTCAGGGCTATTGGATATGGCACTTGAATCTGGTCACGTTGTAAAGCCTAGTAATGGCTGGTTCCAAATTAAAACTGATGGTGAGGATGGCAAAAAGTATCGCACAAAAGATACATATAGCAAAGACTTTTGGCTTCCTATTCTTGCAGACAAAACATTTACAGACTGGATTACCTCTCGTTATCTAATTGCAAGTGGTGATATTATTCAGGATGAAGTTTCCGAGGATGATATCGCGGAAGCCTATACTGATGCTTAATGATCTTGCAAATGTATTTAATAATTTAGAAGAACTAGATTATGAATACATTGACGCTGGTAGTCAAATTTGGGTAGTGGATAATTTTTTACCTCAGTACATTTTTGATGAAATTTTAAAAGAAAATGACAACCCTGTAGCATGGGAACGAGATCAACTTATTAAGCATCCTTTACCTGAGGTTCTTAGATATGAGAACAATAAGTTTTATGACATGCCAGTAACTGAGGCGGTCACTAATCATTTAAATTCAGGTAAGTTTATGCGGTGGGTGGAAAAACTTTGTCACGAGGATGGTTTGTTGCCTGACCCTTATGTTTGGGGAGGCGGTATTGTTAAAATGCCAAGAGGTAAAACAATTACCTTACATACAGATTTTACATGGAACGCAAAAATACGATGTGAACATTATATGAACATTGCCTTATATTTAAATGAGGAGTGGCGTCCAGAGTGGAATGGTAGTTTACAGTTTTGGAACAATAATTCTACAGAATGCCTTGCTGATATAGATATCAAACCCAATAGATTAATCTTCTGGGACAACCCTACAAAAGTTATTCATGGATTTGCAGAAGGTTTGAACTGCCCTGAGGATATTACCAGGGATGTCCTAATGGTATTTTATTATAAAAGCAATAGTTTCCCCGATGAAAAACCTTCCAAGTCCACACTTAATCGGAAAGATATCTGATGGCTGATAATTCAAAAATTATAATTTCTCTGACAGACATACTCGATCAAAGAATTCGTAAAGAACAAGAAATTGAGTATTATGAAGATGAATTAAAAAAGATAGAAAGTAAATTGTTTTTTCTACGCAAGGAAAAAGAACTGACAGAATTAATCATCCAAATTATAGAGGATGAAAAGGTCATAGATTTACAAGAGCATTTATTAGAGAAAAAAACTGATGGCTGATGTAGTGGGTCTATGTGACCGTTGTGAGGCAGAAATACTTGAAACTGATGCCGCAATGTGTTTTACTGGTGGAGATGTTGACACATATTTGTGTGAATCCTGTATAGAAGAAATTAAACGTGAATGGTTAAATGAGAATAGAGACACAAATATTATCGAATCTGATTAATGATGAAACTTATGTTAGGAAAGTTATTCCTTTCCTAAAAGAAGAATATTTTTCAGACTCCGAGGACAGAAAAGTTTTCACTGTTATTAAGGACTTTGTTGAAAAATACAACAGCCCCCCTAACAAAAGTGCCTTGTTAATTAGTTTGCAAGAAGATAGAACTGTCACAGAGGACTTATATGTTAAATGTGAAACAGTCATTAATAGTTTGCGTACGGATAAAGATACAGATGCACAATGGCTTGAGGATGAAACTGAAAAGTTTTGCAAAGACAAGGCTGTTTACAATGCAATCATGCAGTCGATTCAGATTATTGATGGGTCAGAAAAGAATCTAAGTAAAGATGCATTGCCTAGTATTTTATCTGAGGCTCTCGGTGTTGGCTTTGACAGTAACGTAGGTCATGATTACATTGAAAACGCAGAATCTCGCTATGAATTTTATCATCGGCTTGAAGAAAAAATGCCTTTCGACTTGGACTTCTTCAATAAAATTACTGAAGGTGGTTTATCTAATAAAACATTGAACATTGCACTTGCAGGCACAGGCGTGGGTAAGTCCTTGTTTATGTGTCATATGGCGGCTGGTGCAATTGCACAAGGTAAAAATGTTTTGTATATTACACTTGAAATGGCAGAGGAACGTATTGCAGAACGTATTGATGCAAACATGATGAACGTGGCTATTCAAGATTTGAAAGACTTGTCAAAGTCTATGTTTACACAACGTATTGACAAAATTAAGAACAAGATTGAAGGTCGTCTTGTCATTAAAGAATATCCTACAGCTTCGGCACATGCTGGACACTTTAAAGCATTGTTGTCAGAGTTGAAGTTAAAGAGAACATTTGTTCCTGATATTATCTTCATTGATTATCTGAACATTTGTGCGAGTTCCCGCTTCCGGGCAAATGCTAATGCTAACTCCTATACTATCATTAAGAGCATTGCCGAAGAGTTGCGGGGACTCGCAGTTGAATTTGATTTGCCTATTGTCAGTGCTACACAAACAACAAGAAGTGGTTATGCAAATAGTGATGTAGAACTGACAGATACATCTGAGTCTTTTGGTTTGCCTGCAACGGCTGACTTGATGTTTGCTCTTATCTCCACAGAGGAGTTAGAACAACAAGGTCAAATTATGGTGAAACAGTTGAAGAACAGATATTCAGATCCGACAAAGAACAAACGTTTTATGGTCGGTGTAGATAGAAGCAAGATGCGTCTGTATGATTTGGATACTGAAGCACAGAAAACTATTTCGGACTCTGGTCAAGATGATGACACTGCATTGTTTGATAAAACTGAATTTAATATCCGCCGAGTGGAAGATTATTCAAGCATCAAGTTTTAATACTAAATAGTATGTATGACATATGATGCAATCTTTATCAATAGCCATCCTGTAGAAAATACAAAAGTTAGAGGGCTAGGTCCTCACTTGTTGGCAAATGAATTACGCCGCCATGGTTACACTGCCATGGTGTTAGATTATATTGAACACTGGACATTAGAAGAATATAATACGGCAATGGAAAAATTTGTCGGAAAAAATACACGACTTATAGGATTTTCTTTAACATGGGCATATGCAGGTTTAGGTAGCGAAACTAAAGTAGGGTTAGGAATATATTATGATAAGGATATTTCGGGTGATACTCTTGTAGGAAACTATCTAGTAAATGGCAACATGAACAGAATGCTTTCTATGGTTCCAAGATTCAATGATACTGAACCACCTAAAGTTATGGTAGGAGGTAGTAAAGCTAGAACAATTGAAAAAATGTTTGACGAACGTGTTGACCATGTTATGGCAGGGTATAGTGAAACACAAATAATAGATCTAATGGAAGGTAAGGAATTGCCTCGCATTATTGACCATGATACCAAGGCTCATTGTGAACATACAGGTTATGATTTTGCAGTTGCAAAAACACAATGGGCTAAAGAAACTTTTTTGTCCTCTGATGAAATTGTGCCTATTGAATGTTCCCGAGGTTGTAGATTTAAATGTAAGTTCTGCAACTTTCCTTTGATAGGAATGAAACATGTAGCTGCCTATACAAAGACTAAAGAAACTTTTAGAGACGAACTAGTACGCAATTATGAAAATTTTGGTATAACTAAGTATTCAATTCAGGACGATACTTTTAACGATAGAATAGAAAAAGTAAGATTGTTTGCAGAAGTTGTGGATTCACTTCCTTTCGATATTAAGTTTTGGTGTTATTTAAGAGCGGATATGCTCGTGACACAACCCGAACAAAAAGAATTACTACATCAAATGGGATTGTGTGCAACATGGTTTGGCATTGAAACATATTGTAGAAAAGCAGGGCAGGTTGTTGGTAAAGGAACAGATCCTGAAAAAATAAAAGAAATGCTGTATGAGGTAAGGGACATGTGGAAAGGTGATGTCTTTATTCAACAGGGTTACATTGTTGGTTTGCCCCATGAAACAAAAAAAGACGTTGCTGAAAGTGTTGAATGGCTTTCCAAAGATACATGTCCTGTTGACAATGCTTTAATGATACCATTATTCATTGCACCTAAAGAAGTGCAGAAACAATATCATATTAATTATCTTTCGGAGTTTGATAGAACATATCAAATGTATGGTTATGAGTTTCCTGATGCACATAAAGCACCTGAGACTCCTGTAGAAAGAGCCGCAGAGATTTCAATGTGGACAAAGAATGATGACACAGATATAAATTCTTTTCAGGAAGCATATATGCTAACACAAAAATATCAACCTATATTGGATAAGAAAAAACCAATATATCCTGTAGAAGATTTTTATGAAAGTGCGCGGCAAAACTTTACCAATTTGAGAGAAACATATATTACACCTCTTTTAAACTTATAAATAAAAAAAGTAAGGAGAATATTATGATAGATTTTATTACATCCAGAATTAAAGAACGGACATCTATTGACGGTCTTATTCTTATTGGAGCAGGAATTACTTTCCTAATTTTAAAACCAATTGCAAACTTAGTCGCCCTCGGAGCAATCGCATATGGCGGCTGGACTTTTTATAAGAAAGAGGACTAATGTTTAGATTATACGGACTAATTGCAGTAGTCGGTGTTGTTGGCGCAGTTCTGTTTGGTGCCTGGTGGGAATATCGAGATATGCAAAAACGTATTGCTACCCTAAGGGAAAATAATGCTAAGTTAGAAACTGTGGCAAGAGCAAACGCAGAAGCACTACAACAGGCAACAGAATTTGCTGAACAAATGGAAGCAAATAATTTAGAACTACAAGCAAACTTACAAAAAGCCGAAGCGTATAAAGATCAATTAATGAGTAAGTTTCAAAAACATAATTTAACAAAATTATCTTTGGCTAAACCTGGTTTAATAGAAAGGAGAATCAACGATGCTACGAAAGAAGTTTTTGACGATATCGAGTCTCTTACTACTATCAACAGTAATTAGTGGTTGCTCTATCTTTCGGTTACCAGAAGACCGAGTCGTGGTGCAGAATCAAATGGTCGAGCGAAAAATTCCATTGCAGGGTAATCCTAAGCCAGTAACGTTAGGTGACCCACAATTTTATGTTGTTACCGAAGAAAACTTTGAAGAGTTTTTGGCTAACTTTATAAAAGAGAATGGTCAACCTTGGGTATTTTATGCTATGGGTGTTCGCTCCTATGAGACACTTGCATTGAACGTTGCAGAAACACGCCGTTATTTAGAACAACAGAAGCAAATCATTATCTACTATGAGAGTGCTATTACTGGGGAAAAACAAGAAGAGCCCAAGGAGGAATAAATGGATTTTATAGTTGACCAACTTATCACATGGTGGCAGTTTACTATATTTGGTATTTTAGTTATTGTTGGATTTATTGCCAACAAACTAGGCGTTGATCAGGATGAACCAATTGTAAATTTAGAATATAAAGAAATGCCTCACATGCAACCTATTACAATTGCTACGGCGGGCAAAGGATTTTGGGGCGCCATATGGATGTGGTTGACAGGTGTTCGCACATGGGAAGTTGCTAAGGATTGGCATTTTTCAGTAAAGGGTGAGGATTATGTTATTCCTAAAGGATTCGTATTTGATGGTGCGTCTGTTCCTAAGTTTCTTGCCACATGGCTATCACCAACAGGTGTATTGCTCATAGGTGGTTTGGTGCATGACTATGCCTACAAATATACTGTTCTACTTAAAAAAGGTAAGAAGGAATCTTCTGAGCCAATGACACAGAAAGAAGCAGATATTTTGTTTCGTGACATAGGCATTGAACAGAATGGCTTTCATCTTCTTAACTATCTAGCATATTGGGCTTTGAGAGTAGGTGGCTTTGTAGCCTGGAACGGTCATCGGGAACGTGACTGTAAAGTAAAATACTTGGGAGAGAAGTAATGTCCGAACATCATCCAGCCGATACAAATGGTGACGGCAAAGTAAGTGAACAGGAAGAACATTTATACCTAGAGTTCAAACGTAAAGAGCTCGAGGATGCTGATGCAATGCGAGATGCCCAACGTAAAATGGCTTGGTATTCTCTTGCAGGTATGCTTTTGTATCCAGCGGCAGTTGTTGTTGCAAACTTAGTAGGACTTGATAAAGCGGCTGACATTCTCGGTGATATGGCATCCGTTTACTTTGTTTCTGTTGCGGCTATCGTGGCTGCCTTTTTTGGTTCGCAGGCTTACGGAAAAAAATAATGTGAACAAATTTTTGTTAATGCAAAGTTTGGGAGGATTCACCCATGATTGGAATACAATATTTCAGTCTAATGTTGATACCTTCATACAAGCAGAAGAATATGATTTTACATCCCCTACCTTTTTTAAGGACCTTAAAAAATATAACCGTAAAAATTATAACTTTGTTCTCGGCGGAACACAAAATAGTGTAAGTGCAAAATATCTCGATTTTGGTGAGGTAAAATACTGGTCAGACTATTTTGCATATAAATTAGCTTATTATTTAAATGTTGAAAAATATTTAGAAATTTTAAAACCTCAAGACATAACAATCCCCTTTACATTTTATGTGAGAAACTCCCGTGAGTTTCGAGAATATCTACATAATAATCTGCGTCAAAAGGATGTTTTAAAATATGGTGATTGGAGTTACAACGATAATTCCTTAGACGATCAAATAATATATCTGCCTGTAGAAAAACAACTATCCTCTTTTTACAATCCTTTAGGATTACATCTTAAATCATACAACAATTCTTTTTTGGATATTGTGTGTGAAACATATAATGATGAACAGGAAAAATATTACATAACAGAAAAAACTTGGCGACCTATTCTTTGGGGTAAACCTTTCTTAATTGCGGGTATATCAGGTATCAATAAAAGAATGGAAAAAATGGGTTTCAAATTGTTTGACGAAATAATAGATTATTCTTTTGATGCAGAATATGATTGGCAAAAAAGAATGACGATAATTTCTGAACAAGTTGTAAAACTTTGTAAATCTAATCATAATTTTAATGAATTATATTATGATGTGTTGTATCCCAAGATAAATCATAATAGAGCTTTATTGATGAATAACATATTGAAACAAAAAGACATACCTGAGGTATGTTTACAAGTCCCACTTTACTCAGAATACATAAAAGGTGCTCAAAAAAATATCGAAAAAGTGCTTGACATTTGGTCCTAAATATGCCATTATAAGATATAGTTAGGAAAAAGGAGTTAGCTATGAATTTCGATAAACTTATTGATTGCATTGAAACCGACTATAACAACTGGTGTGACCGCGCTAATATTAAGTATAAGCGGGACTATGTTTACACCATTGAACTTGGTCGTAAATATGCTAAAATTGTCAAAGATGATGGTCAAAAATCTGTTTGGGGTTTTGTCCAACTCGTAGATGACAAAAAATTCCGTAAAGGTGATATTCTTATGGCAGCCGGCTGGCAAGGTCCTGCCCGTAATAAAGCTCGGGGCAATGTCCTGGACGAAACTTTTGACATGGTAAACTGGACTGGTCCTGCATATCTTTAAAAAGAGTGCTTGACATTTGGTCCAAAATATGCCATTATAAGATATAGTTAGGAGTAAATTGATATGTTAGATAATGAAATGACTACCGCTGAATATTATGAAACACTTTTTAATAGCACGTTCTTATACAAGACGTTGGATTTAAAAACAGGTGAGGAAATCGAGGTAGAAGCTCGTATCACCAATGTTCTTGACGGTCCCGGTGCAGATCGCCGTGACTATTGCGTTGTCGAAGGTATACAAGACTGGGAAGTCGATATGCCTCTTGAGAACTTTCTGAAGAACTGTTCTGGGATTAAGGAGGCGGCGTAATGACATCGCAAGTATTTACTGTCGCCGGCACATCGACGACTGCAAAGGGTGTGCGTAAGGCACGTTTTGGAAATGATCTAGTTTCTCGTATTAAGAAACTAAAAGACAATGAGGACTTGAATCTCATTGAGTTGCCTCGGGCAATGACAAAGGTGGAAGCGGCGACATATCTTTTGGACGTGCCGGCGTTTCAAAATGGTGAAAATCGAGATGCATTGCATCGTGTTATTTTCCGTAATGTTCCAAAACGACAAATTGTTCAGGTCGATACAACGGCACTTGAACTAAATAAAGAGGATGAATTAGAAAATGTCTGACTTGTCAGGTGAAGGGTGGTCCTTCGATTCCAAACGAAACCGTGTGGTTTTTAGTGGCGGCACACAATCAGTGTTCACTGTAAAAATGAAGGAAGGTGTTAAAAACTTTCCTTCAGACATGGATAAAATTTACTATCGCAAAGTAAATAATGTTCCTCAGGATGTTCCTGTGGCAGTCTTCAATACTGAAGGCAAATGGGTAGATAGTTTTTAAAACATTCTGCCCTTAGCTCAACTGGATAGAGCAACAGCCTTCTAAGCTGTAGGTTCCAGGTTCGAGTCCTGGAGGGCAGGCCAATAACGCTGGAGTAGCTCAGTTGGTAGAGCAGTTGATTTGTAATCATCAGGTCGGGAGTTCGAATCTCTCCTCCAGCACCATAGGGGAAAAGTGTTACGGTAGCACGGCTGGCTCCAACCCAGTAGGACAGGGTTCAATTCCTTGTTCCCCTGCCAATTTTATCGGGGCTTGGCGCAGTCTGGTAGCGCACCTGGTTTGGGACCAGGGGGTCATAAGTTCGAATCTTATAGCCCCGACCATTATAAATAAGGTATGAAAATGGATAAAGATAAAAAACGTATTGAACGTAAAGAGCGTAAACAAGCAATTAAACTTCAAAATACTAGTGGAGTTAAATTGAGTATGTCTGAGGCTCTGAGAAGAGTTCGTAATGCCAACGTATAAATTTAAAGATAAGAATACTGGTAAAGAGTGGGAAGAGTTCATGGGAATATCTGCCGCAGATAATTATCTTGCAGAAAATCCTCACATCGAACGTTTGCCAAATGGCTTCCCGGCATTTACTATGAAAGGAACAGGCGATAGAATTAAACCGCCTGAAGGTTTTAAGGAAGTGTTGTCTAAAATATCAGACGCAAATCCAACATCCAAACTTGCTGATGACTATGGCAAGAAGGATAAGAAATCTGTTGCAGTTCGTGACAGTATGAAAAGAGTTCGCAAAAAGATCGGTATCTCTGAGTGACTCTTGGGTTGGACGCCATAAATAGTCTCGTGTGGGTCCACGGTTAGCCCACAATTAGTTATGGAGAAAAACATGTTGTTAGATGCATTAATTAAAAAACTTGAAGGTGAGATCGCAGTCGCCAAAGCAAATGTCAAAGTTTACCTTACTAGCCCTGTTGGTATCGGTGAGCATCCAGAAATTGTTGAGGCAATTGAAACACAGATTGAAAAAATTGCCACTGCTGATGAAAAAATTGAAATTATTAGAAAAAACTTTTTAAATGAACTTGGGAGATAAATATTATGGATCCGATTGAAGTATTAGTTCAAACGCTTGTTCAGGGCTATGCAGTTATTGTTGCATTTATGGTAGGTTGGGCATTGCCTCGCGGTAACAACTTGCGTATGATGCAACTTTGGATATTGCGTAAAGTTCATAACTTCCTCGCTTGGGAAGATGAACGTGTTGTGGATAGGATTAATAAAACTAAAACAGCTATTAAAAACACCAGTAAACGTAGTAGGGAACTATGACACCAGTAGAAAAATTACGTCAAAAAAGATCTGAGGATGAAAGAAACTCTGCTCTTCAAAAACTAAAAATAGGTATGAGCGCAGATGGTCATTTGACAGACGCAGAAGATGTTTCAGGGCTTATTGAAAAAGCAGACAAGTATTGGTCAAACTTTACAGATACCGAAAGGGATTATATTAGACTTGCTCGGTATGCACTTGTAAATCAAACAGCCTGGAAACTTTAATTTTGACATTGAGCTTTCACGGTAAAACTATTGAGCAGTGTGAATGGGTGTTGAAATATTTTGGCACACCTGAAATGCAGGAATATTATAAAGATAATGTAGGCTTTCAAAGATGGTTACAAGAATGCCGAGATGTAATAGCGGCTAGAAGACTTGATTACTGAATTGAATATTGATCTAGATAATATCTCACCAGATATTTGTCAAGAAGTTTTTGAGACATTAAAGAAGGACTTGGTTGTTGTTATAAAACGCCAGTCCACTGATGCCTACAAGTTTGCTCGTCTTGTCTATAGTATGAGCCACATTGCAAACTGGCAACAACTTACCTGGGACACAGACGGTAACTATATTGGGTCACCCAAGGAATATCCTAATCCTTGGGAACAAGAAAATTTTCCTGTCCAAAGAGTTACAGGTGAGCAAAAGGAAGGTGAGTATACAGGTATCTTCCCTGTAGGTAAACTGGACTGGCATTCTAACTTAAATGGACCAACGCGAGCAGATGGAGTAGCCCTGCAAGGTATTCATGGTGTAGAAGGCACCACAACATCTTGGCTAAATACGTCAGTTGCTCTTAAGGAAATGCCAGAAGAATTGTATAATAGACTAAAGGACAAACATTGTTCCTACTATTATAATATGGAAAACTGGTCAGATATTAAAAACAAAAAACAACTAGAGTTTATGCGTAAAAATCGAGAAGAATATAAAATGTTCATTCTTCAGGAAAATATTGCAGGAACAAAAGGTTTGTATTTTTATGTTAATAATGATTTAAAAGTTGAGGGTGACGAGGACTTATTGTTTGATTTACAGGAATATTTGTTTCAGGAAAAATTTATTTATCATCACCAATGGGAAGTTGGCGACATCGTATTAAGTGACCAACTACTTACCTTACATAAAAGACAATTAAAAGAAGATTCAATCTTTGAAAAGAGACTTCTTCATCGTCTAACTTTTCCTATCAGTAATCAATCAGAAAATTTTATTTTGGAGAACAATCTTGTCTGATGATATAGCAACCTTAAAAAAGAATCTTTTTATCATATCTAAAAAATATGATTTCCTAGGTTACGACTTTACAAGTATCCGAGATCAATTGCATACAGCTAAAGCAACTATTGCCTTGCTTGAACATGATATAGAAGTTTACAAGAAAGAAATTGTAAACATGAGAGAACGTGCTGAGGAAGAACTTAAAAAAGCCGCACACGAAGCATATGAGGCAAAACTCGAAGCCAAACATGCTAAACGTGAATTGAATCAACTGAAAAAACAAACAAAGTGATTTATGTTTTTGGTGACAGCTGGGCATATGGTTATGGTTTGCCTGACCGAAATAAAAACTTTGGCTCCCTCATAGGCCAATACTATAGTCAGCCTGTAGAAAACTATAGTGTTCCTGCAAGTTCAATGGGACACATTACATATGAGTTTATGAAACACGCTGAAAAATTTGAACCAGGTGATAAGGTTATTGTAATATTACCTCCCGATGTCAGATGGTATCAAATTAACAATGGACACGCTTCTAGTCTTTTTAATGGTATGGAACTATATGAGGATTGGTTAGAGAAACACGGCACAGAAGAGTGGTTTACATACAATCATAGTATGTTTATCTATACTTTAATAAACATCTGTAAACAAAAATCGGATATATTAGAAGATGTTGGACTTGTATTAGCGCACAATTATGGCAAGTTAAATTTACATTCTTATTTTCCTATAGACGATTATTTTCTTGACAAAGAACATAGTTTATGTTACCTTTTAACTGGTAAGGAATGGTGGGAAACAAATTACGACATTAATATTGATAATCATATGTCTGTAATTGAACACCCTAATTTTTTACCTAATGATAATCACCCTAATGAAACAGGGCACAAATTGATAGCAGATATGATAGTGAGGAGATTAGAGAATGGATTATCACAGACTAATTAATAATGCTACACGAGCATATGAAAATGCCAAGTCCGAATGGGCTAGAGAATATTGGTTGGAAGTTCTTGCAAAACTTTCACAAAACAATCAACTTCATTAACTTATAAATAGTGTTATGAAAACACTATCCTCATATATTGCAGAAGATGCACAGGGTAAAAACCTACACTTAGAACACATTGAAGATGATATTCTAAACTTTGGTGTTGTAGGTGCCCGCGCTTCTATAAATTTTTTGAGATCCTTGAGGGATATGCTTTCGGGGAGTTCTCGCTCATCCATAAACATGACTGTGAAATGGGATGGTGCGCCCGCAATATTCGCTGGAGTAGATCCTAGTGATAACAAATTTTTTGTAGCAAAGAAATCAGTATTCAATAAAACACCCTTACTGTATAAAACAGCAAGTGAGATTGATACTGATACAAAGTTACCACAATCATTGAAAAGTAAATTTAAAACCGCCCTTACTGAGTTCAGTAAGTTAGGTATCAATGGTGTTTTGCAAGGCGATCTTATGTTTACTAAGAGCGATTTGCAGTCGGAAACGATTGATGGTCAACGTTATACAACTTTCCAACCTAATACTATTGTCTATGCAGTGCCCTCGGGCTCGCCTCTTGATATAAAAATTAAACAAGCAAAGATAGGTATAGTTTGGCATACATCGTATTCTGGCAAGTCTCTCCAAGACATGAGAGCATCTTTCGGTGTAAACATAAAACCGCTAACAAAGCCATCCTCTGTATGGATGGATGATGCGTCTTATCAGGATATATCAGGACAGGCAACCTTTACTAAAACTGAAACGGATAGTATTACTCGGATCCTTTCAAGTGTAGGTCTGCAATTTAGAAGAATATCCTCTGCACAACTAAACACATTTCTTGCAATGCAAAATTCATTTACAGGAAAGATGATAGGTGCAAGTTTTAAGACATATAATAACAGTAAAGTTCGTGAAGGACAAAAAGTAACCAACCCCAAGTCACATGCTCAGGGCTATGTCAAATGGGTTGAGAATAAATTTCAAACCGAAATTGATAAACTAAAAACAGAAAAGTCTAAAAGTGCATTAGAACTAAAAATGAAAGAAACTGTGAAGGTTATTTCATCGCAGGTTAGTTTGATTGAAAATGTTACAGCATTTCAGTCAATGATTATTGACGCAAAAATGATAATTATAAACAAACTAAATACTGTTAAGAGTATTGGAACGTTTGTTAAAACTGACAATGGCTTTAAAGTGACAACACCTGAAGGCTATGTTGCTATTGACAGAATCGAAGGCAATGCAGTTAAGTTGGTTGATAGAATGGAATTTAGTTACAATAATTTCACAGCAATTAAGGCGTGGGACAAATGAGTAAGACTGTAATATTTGCATTTGGTAGAATGAACCCACCTACAAATGGTCATGGCAAACTTATTGCCAAGGTAAAACGCATGGCGCAACAACAAAGAGCTGACCATTTAATTGTTGCCAGTCATTCTTTTGATAAACTAAAAAATCCACTTGAACCAAGTAAGAAACTGAAACATTTACAAGCAATGTTTCCAGGCACAAACTTTGCAACATCTGATAAAACCAATCCTAATTTTATTAAACAACTTGGATTATTGACAGGCAAATATGATAACGTAATTATGATTGCTGGTTCGGATAGAGTTCAAGATTTTCAACGTTTGTTAGATACATACAATGGCAAAGACTTTACTTTCAAATCTGCTAAAGTAGTTTCTGCAGGTGAACGTGACCCAGATGCTGAAGGTGTTGCGGGAATCAGCGCAAGTAAAATGCGCTTGTATGCTAAAAATAACGAATTCAGTAATTTTAAACGAGGATTGCCTACAGGTTATCGAGGTGCAAAACAACTTTTCAAAGATGTCAGAGCTGGCATGGAATTGAAAGAAACATATAAATCATTCTCGCAGTTCTTGAGAGACTAACATGTCTAAAAAGCCTGACTTATCAGAACTTTTTCAAATGCTTTCTGAGGAGAAAGTTAAGCGTTCTGTTGAGCAGGATAAGAAAAGTAAAAAGTCTAAAAAAATACAAAAAGACTTTATGGAAGAATTCTCTGCTGAGATTAAAAAATTAAAAGAGCAAGAGGAACAACACAAACGAGATGTAGCCGCAATGGAGGCTTGGTTAACATCTCCGGTTGAGGAAAAAAATGAAGAAGTTGAAGAAATCATTGAAGAACATATTGTGGATATACCTGAAGTCCCTATCGAAATTGCAGATGAGCCGGTTCCCATAGAAGAAGAAATTGTAGCAGAAACACCGCTACAAGAGCAAGCCCTTAAATATTTAAATACCAAACGTCAGGAACTTACTGAAGAACAACAGTCTGTTAAGATACTTGAGAAGCAGATAGAAGATGTTAAGAAATCTATCACAAGTATTAGACTAGGACTTCAAGGACAAGGCGGCGGTGGTATTTCCAAACTTAGTCAGGCTGACGACATTGACCGAGCAACCGCATTAGTCAATGATAAGTTTTTAAAATACAATGCAACCACTGGTAAGTTTGTAGGTGCAGATGCATCAGGAGGCGCTGTTGATTTATCTGCGGTTGACCAAAATATAGTTCCTGCTACAACTGAAACATATGACCTCGGTACAACATCCAAACGTTGGAATGATTTGTTCCTAGCAGGTGAAACTATTGACTTGGGCGGCACAAAAATATCTAAGGATAGCAGTGGAGATGTTTCTTTTAAGGATAGTTCTAACAATCTGAAAAAAGTTATTGTTGAAGAATTGCACATTGGCACAGGTTCAAACAAACTAAAGTTAACACGGGATTCCAATGGTAAGTTAAAAGCACTTGATAATTCTAACGCAAAAGCTAGTCACAATGTAACATTCTCAGAACTTACTGGAACACCGACAACCATTTCAGGTTATGGAATCACAGATGCTTTCGATGGCGCATATGGTTCGTTGACTGGAACACCTACTATACCAACAGTTTCTAATGATTTTACTAATGATGACCATTCTAAACTAGATGGCATTGAAGCATCGGCTGATGTTACCGACACAGCTAATGTCACGGCAGCAGGTGCATTGATGGACTCAGAAGTCACCAACCTTGCACAAGTAAAGGCATTTGATTCCTCGGATTATGCAACAGCGGCGCAAGGTGCTAAGGCAGATTCGGCTATACAAAGTGGCGATCTTAGTCCTTATGCTACACTTTCCAATCCGACACTAACAGGAACGCCTGCCGCACCGACAGCATCGACAGGCACAAACACAACACAAATTGCAACAACAGCTTTTGTTCAACAGGAAATTACTGCTCTGAAAGCTCTGTTGTATGCGTATGACCAATCATAGGAGTTAGAATGAGACTTTCCAAAAATTTTACACTTGCGGAGTTTACAAAGAGTCAAACCGCAACACGCCGGGGTATTGATAATACTCCCAATGATGACCATCTTGAAGCGGCAAAGGAATTATTTGAAAACGTAGTTCAACCTGTTCGAGATAATTTTGGTTTAACTGTTATTAACTCCGGTTATCGAGGACCCGACTTAAATGAAGCTGTCGGGGGTTCATCCAAATCACAACACTGTAAGGGTGAGGCAGTTGATATTGAGTGCCCAGGTAAATCCAACTATGAAATTGCAAAATGGATTGAAGATACTTTGGACTTTGACCAACTTATCCTTGAATTTTACACACCGGGTATTCCTGATTCAGGTTGGGTTCATGTTTCCTACAAACCAGAAGGTAATCGTAAATCTATACTAACTGCCATGAAAGAGAATGGTAAAACAGTTTATAAGAATGGACTTATTGAATGAAGTGGGTTGTAGTTTTTTGGATCATCGGTATTTTTCCCGATGGAGATCTCGGCAGTCGTGAGTATCAAATGGTAATGTTTGAACCTATGTTCACGATGGAATCAGATTGTGTTCTATATTCTTTACAAGCAGAGGAAATTTATTTTCGAGAATTAACTGATAAAATACGAAATAATACAAACTATGTAGATTTTGATCTAGTCACAGAGCCTGAATGTAAACAATTAGACACTGAAAACATGGAGTTGATTGATAATGGACCGGATATCTAAAAGATTATATCGCAGACTATATAGACTAAAACAACGCAATACCCCGATAACAAGAGATGAACGTAATAATCTTATAAATAGTATAGGATTATACAAACTTGTGTCTAATCGTTCTAAATCGGTTGACCGCATTATACAAGAGCTGTTAAATGGATAAAAGTTTATCAGATTTTATTCCTTTAGAAGAAGGTGTAAATGACCCAGGTATCTTCAAGGCAGTATTCCTTGCGGGCGGACCTGGATCTGGTAAATCTTTTATGGTAGGACGCACCGCATTGCCTGCACTAGGCCTGAAAGTAATTAACTCAGATACAAATTTTGAAAATGCTTTGCGTAGAGCAAATATGGAACCTACTCCGGAAAATATTATGTCGGATGCAGGTCAGTCTATTCGCGCAAAAGCAAAGTATCTCACACAAAAGCAATTGAGCTTGGCAGTAATAGGCCGTCTTGGTTTGGTCATTGATGGCACAGGCAAAGATTACGATAAGATTGCAAGGCAAAAAGCAACTCTTGAAAACATCGGTTATGAATGTATGCTTCTGTTTGTAAACACTGATTTGGAAACAGCACAAGCAAGGAACCAAAAAAGACCGAGAACATTACCAGATAATATTGTCACCAGAATGTGGCAGGATGTTCAAAATAATCTCGGTAAGTTTCAAAATGCTTTTGGTAATAATCTGCTTATTGTGGACAATAGCGAAGGTGTAAATGCAGAGGCGGCATCATTGTCTGCTTATAGAAAAATTACTGCTTGGGTATCAACACCTCCTCGTAGTTACATTGCACAACGTTGGATGAAAAAACAAAGGAATATGGCAATGCACGAATCCTTAAAAGACTGGTTTGGTAAAGGCAAAAAAGGTGATTGGGTTCGTGTAGGAACCGATGGTGAAATTAAAGGTGACTGTGCGAGAGACCCAGGTGAGGGTAAACCTAAGTGTATGCCTCGCAGTAGAGCTCATAGTATGGACAAAGAGGATAGAGCAAAGTCTGCAAGACGTAAGCGGCGTAAGGATCCTGATGTAGATAGACCAGGAACAGGTAATAAGCCTATCAATGTAAAAACTGAGGCTATTGACAGACACGGTGTTTCCAAAGACGCAACAAAAGCAGAACTGAAAAAAATTAGATCCAATCCTAAATCTAGTAAGGGTGCCAAGGATCTCGCACATTTTAAACTGAATATGCACCATAATGAAGAAAATATTGACGAAAAATGCTGGGACTCACATAAGCAGGTAGGCATGAAGAAAAAGGGCGGCAAGATGGTTCCTAATTGTGTGCCTAAAAACGAGGACCTCGAACCAATGCCTAAACTTTCTAAACTAAAACCTGCTAAATCTCCCGAGCAGAAAAAACTTATTAAGGGTAGAGAGAAAGATAAAGTTTTCTCTAGTATTGCTGTTGAACAAACAGAACTAGAAGAAATTTCGATGTCAGATAGAGTCAAGGCTAAAACTCTTTACAAAGATAAGTATGCAAAACTAACTAGAGCAGTTATCTCTGATTACAGAAAAGATAAGCAAAGAACAGGCACAGCAAGGCATGGTGTTTATTACTATGCCGGTGAAGTTCTCCGCAAACTAGGGGGTCGCAGTCAACTGAATTCTAGAATACTTGGTGATATGGCCGCACAAAAGTTGGGTGAAGAATATAAGTATGAATGGGGAACACCTGAAGGCACACAATATATGAAAGCTGTTACACCAGGTGAGCCAGGCAAAACTACTAAGAAAAATAAAACGAAATCCAAGAATCATTACAAAGCAGTAGATCAAATGACGGAAGATGTTGTAACAGAAGCAGTTGAATTGTTGGAGAAAAGTAAACCAACAAATCCAGGACTATGGAGCAGAGCAAAGTCTGCCGCAAGAGCAAAGTTTGATGTGTATCCTTCTGCTTATGCCAATGGTTGGGCTGTTCAATGGTATAAAAAACGAGGCGGCGGTTGGAGATCTGTAAAAGAAGGTGAAGAGCCAGAAGGCGATATCTTTGCAGAAATGTATAAGTCACCTGCACACAAAAAACTACAAGGGTTTATGAACAAAAATCGCAAATCTTTCGCATATCAAAATAAAGTAAGAAGCATGGGCGGAACTCCTTTGAAACCAGGCGAACAAAATAAAATGGTTTCCACAAAAGAAGCGACAGATGACGAGGAAAATTTTAAACCTCACATGATGTATGACCCTAAAACAGGCAAGGCTGTTAAGGCAAAGAAATATGCCGACCATATTGCATTGGGTAAAAAAGGTTATACACATGATAAGCCTGAAATGAAAGAAGAAAATGGTATTGAATGTCAGGACGGGCATTATTATTGTCGCCAACGTAAGGCATGTGTTCCAATACCAAAAGGTTATAGGGATCGCGGAGACGGATTTATTGTAAAAGAAGAAGTTGATGACGCAGAATATCTACAAAATCTTCATCAGATTGAAGTTCATGGGTTTTCAGATAATGAACTTAAAGCAATGGAACTTGAAGTTGATCAAATGACATTTGATGATTTTGTTGATCTCGGAATGTATGACGAAGAAGAACTTGAAACTGTAGAAGCAGATGTTAGCGACTATGAGGGTGACATTAACGTAACAGAAGTATTGTCAATCCAAGGTAGAATGAAACGCCGCTTTACTGCAAGACGCAACAGACAAAAACTTAAGGTTGCTCGTATGCGTAGAGCTCGTATGGCATCAAGTCCTGATAGAATCAAACGCCGTGCCGCTCGAGGTGCTCGTAACATGTTTAAGAAACGTCTTGCTCGAGGCAGAGATGTTGGTGCAATGCCGCCTGCAGAGAAGGCTCGTATTGAAACAATGTTGAAGCGTTTCCAACCAATAGTTAGTAAACTTGCACAACGTATGATTCCCACAGTAAGACGTGCAGAAATTGGCAGACTAAAAAAACGTGGGGCAATGCAGTCTCAAAAAGCCAAGAAGTTTAAGATTTCTAAGGGCGGTTCTGCTTCCAAGTATAAGGCTAAGAAGTTTAAAATTAAAAAGGCTAAGAAGTGAAGCCTAATAAATATTTAAAGAAGCCTAAACTAAAGGATATTCCGAAAGAGGAAGCAATGAAAAGGCTTTGGAAAGACAATAACAAAGTAGGGTCGGGTAAGAAATGAAAACGTTTGTAGATTTTATTAATGAAGATATGTCAGGCATGACAGTAAAAGGTGGTCACAAACTTCCCGTATCAAAGGGTGCCGGCCTTACCAAAAAGGGCGTTGAAAAATATCGCCGTCAAAATCCAGGCAGTAAATTGAAAACTGCCGTCACTACACCTCCTAGCAAATTAAAGCCAGGCAGTAAGGCAGCCAAAAGACGTAAATCATTTTGTGCAAGATCCAGAGGCTGGACAGGTGAACGAGGTAAAGCTGCCAGACGTAGATGGAATTGCTAATCCCACAATAAATATATTATGCTTAAAAATATTGACCTCCATGTAGATTGGGAACAAATGCACTCTGACTATGAAGAGGTGCTATCAAAGGCACTTCCTAATGGTTGGGACGAATCCGCTTTGATTGAAGGGCGGCAGATTAATTTAAGGGGAAAGGATTTTTTAGAGAAACAATACGAATCTAAAAAACCTACACCTGAATTGTATAAGTTGTTTAGTTTCTGGCACCCAGAAACACCTAAATACACAAGAAATATTATTGATGAAGTTTGTTATATAACAGGACATAAATTAGTTAGGGCAAGATATTTGTGTTTACCTCCTGGTAAAGGGTTGTCATATCATGAAGATTTGGGTGAAAGAATACACTTTGTTATAGATACAAACCCACAATCACTGTTCTTTTTTGTCGGTGAGGGTGTTTTCCATGAAAATTTACAACCACACCACTTACCCTGTAGCAATAATTTTGTTAAAGTTAACACCACAAAAACACACTTTGTTTATAATGCAGGTCATACTAATAGAATTCATTTGGTAATTTCCTAATCCTTATAAATAATATTAAACAATATCCTAAGGGGTTTACCATGGCAGTAAAAAACGAAATGCAAACAATCCGAGAAACACTTCTCGGTGAAGCGGCAGACCGCCGCAAACTAGATATGTTGGTGCGTCAAGGTATGATGTCACCGGCGGCACTTCCAATGTTACATAGAGGATTGGATAAACTACAACAGGGCAAAACACTTAATCCTATGGAGAGAGATGCTGTTGCAAAAGTTGTAGATTCTCTGATGTATATTGTAACTGGTGATGATACAGTGTTTCAGAAAGCCCGTCAACATACACAAAAAAACAAATATCAGACTGAGGATATTGAAGAAGTCGAAGAAAAAATGGACATGAAAAAAGCAGACATGGGAGACGTAATTAAGGACTTCCAAAGCTCTGATGCTCCACAGTTTAAAGGTAAAACAAAAGATAAAAAACGTGAAATGGCAATCGCCGCTAAACTTTCTGCTGAGGAAACAGAACAGCTCGATGAGTATGGTAATTACTCAGTGGGAATCAAGGGTCAAGGCGGAACTACCGTGAAGGCTCGCTCTGATAAAGAAGCAAGCCAAAAAGCATTTAAAAATATGGGCATTGCTGACCGCCATCGTAAAACAATGTCTCACACTGTTAAGAAAGTTGGAGAGGAAACTGTTGATGAAAATAGAGCAGCTTTCTCAGGCGCGGCTGATAGAAATAAAATGCTAGGAAAATTACAAAAGGCTGGTAAGACTGCTTCTGAGATAGGTGACCCGAAAAAACGAGCCGCCGCTAAAGCCGCACTACCTAAAATAAAGAAAAGATTGGATTACGGAATGAAAGAGGAATCTCCTGCATCAGATAATCTAGACAGTTCTTATAAAGCCAAGTTTGCCGCAATGTTGAAAAAAACAGGCAAGTCTCTGGCTCAAATGTCTGATGAAGAAAAGAAAAAGTTTTTCAATTCTGTTGATGACGCACATAAAGCCAAAAACGAGGAAATGCAGACAACAGGTCCGGGTGTAAAAATGATGAAGCCAGTGAAAGGTGTTGGTGGTAAGACACAAAAAGTGGGCGGTAAACTTTCACAGCCACCTCGCAAACCTAATCGTTTGAAGCCAGATCCTATGATGACAAAAAGTGAAGAAGCCGTTGATGAAGGTGCTATGAAACGTATGGCAACTCAACAACAAACTGGTGAAAAAGGCTCTGGTCTTGAAACATACAAGAAGAAGCCAGCCGCTAAGGACACAATGGTTGCCAGTCCAAAGACACAGCGTGTAAAAATGACGACAGCTAAAGCTGCCAAGAGAATGGTTGCAAAAGGTGCTGTATATGCTGAAGGTGAAGGTGCTTACGATTCCGAAGAAATGCGTTCTAAAACACAGCGTAAACTAAGACGCATGTCCTCAATGAAAGCAAATCAGGAAAAGCAAACTGACCCAGGAATCAAAGAAGACGCTCGTTCTGACGCTCGCCGTGCGATGCGCTCCGACAGTAAGGGTATGGCTCCTCTGAAAAGGCCAGGTGCAACCAAAGCTCACACAGGGACTAAAGCCGGTGATGAAAAACACGGCGGTCATATTGTCATGCAATTGCGTAAGGCAGTTTCTATTAGTAAGCCAGTAAGATTTAAAGACGGCTCAACTAAACCTGTCAGTAAGGCACATGCACACAAGTTTCTTTCCAAATATAATGCAGGTAAACCTGCTGAGAAAGAAGCGATGCACGGAGCCCACGATTCACATGACGCCTTTATGAAACACATAAATAAATAAGAATTAACAAAAACCCTTACAAGGAGAGAAAAATGTCAGGTTGGGGAAAAGCGGACGATAAAACGTCCACAGGCACGATTACTATAACCGCGCCTACCATTACTTTCAACGGCGCATCTGCCGTAGGTAGTAATGTTATTACTTCATCTGCACATGGTTTCCGCAACGGAGACTATGTAAAGTATGTTGATGGAGGTGGGACCCAAATTGTTGGTCTTACAGATACGTCTAGTTATTATGTGACTAATGTAACTACAAACACTCTACAGTTAGCGGATTCTTATCACAAAGCTATGATGAACGTACCTCAACCATTAACAATTACTGATGGTGCTGGTGCTTCTCATGCGTTGACTCTTGAGCTCGACAAGGCACATCGTGTTACTGTTACTGGTTCAGGAACTGGATTTACTACAGAAGCCGCCACTGGTGATGTATTGGTAGTAGGTTCACAAGAACTGTTGATTACTGAAATTGCCAGTGATACTGTTTGCACAGCTATCGCATATGATAGACAGACTGCACCTGCCGCCGTTTCTGGGCAAAACTTTACATTGAACGAGAAACCAGTCGCACTTGGTTCAGATGCTAACACTGATAACACATTGGTGTTTGGTGTTGATAATACTGAACTTGTTCGTGGTTCGGACAATATTACAAGTATCGCAGTTAACGTTGAAGGTACACAATACTTAGAAGTTCCTACTGTTACAGTAACAGGTCCTACTGCAAGAACTATTGCTACGACCGCCGTAACAACTGCTTCTAACAGTATTACCATCACAGATCACAATCTTACTACTGGTGCTAAGTTGACTTACGCTGATGCGTCTGGAACTGCAATCACTGGTTTGTCTGATGGGACCACTTATTTTGTAATCAAAGTTGACAACGACACTATTAAGTTAACAGGAAACTTGGCCAATGCAAATAGTGGAAACCCTATTGCTATTTCTGGAACTGGTAATAATTCACAAACACTTACAGGTGTAACTGCTACTGCAACTGCTACTGTTGCCGGTGGTGTTGTGACAGGATTTGCTGTGTCTGAGGTTGGTAGTGATTATGTTACTGCACCAACTGCCACAGTCGATGTTCCAAGAAGAACTATTCCTACTTCTGGTGTTACAACTGGAACTGATACTATCGCTTATACAGCACACGGTCTTTCAGTAAGTGACCAAGTTCGCTATCAAGATGGTGGTGGCACTGCTCTTGCTGGTCTGGTAGACAACACAACCTACTTTGTGAAGGCAGTGGCTGATGCGAATAGTTTCACACTTGCTGCCACAGATGGTGGCACTGTTATTAACTTAACAGGAACAGGTAACAATGCACAATTCTTTGAACTTCTTAGTGCCACACAAGCAACTGCTGGAGTAGCATTGGGAACAGGTGCCCCTGGTGACCAAGGTTCAAGTGCACCTCACTCTGGTTGGATCCGCCGTAAGGAACTTACAGGCGCCCACGCTGGTCGTGTGCAATATGAAGTTCTTGTTGCTATGTCTAAAAATGGCATTACAAGTGACGCGGCTGACGATACACAGTTCTCAGAATAGGACTGACCAATGGCTGATCAAAAACTGAGTGAACTGACTGCCGCAACTAGTGCCGCATCTGCAGATACAATTTATCTTGTGCAGGGCGGTTCTAGTAAAAATATTACGTTAGCAAATTTATTTGCCGATGTTGATACAGATGTCAAATTCGGCGATACGATTTCAATCGACGACTCGGAAACATTGACCAGTGCCGGTGCAGTGTCCGTTGCAAAAACTGTTACTATTCTTAGTAACCCAGGTGCATCGGGAACACTTACTATTGGCACTGGTTCAACCGGTCAGATTAAAATTATTGTTATGACTGCCAATACAGGTTCACGCACTTTGACTCTAGACGATTCAGATCTAGGACATGATACTGTTGCATTCAACAATGCCGGCGATACCTCAACTCTCATATATATTGGGAGTAAGTGGTGGCAAATCGGTGGCACGGCTACTGTAACAAATTAAGTGGGATTATGATTGATCTAAATGATGAAAACTTTTTAATCTTTGCAATAAAAAATTATAATAACCCAGGATGCGAAGGGTTGAGTGATTTAGAAGAAGATCTTAAAAGATTTAAATATATTAAGCGATTATTTCGCAGGTATGAAAAGAATAGTGTATTAAGTGAAAGGTTGATTATCAATCATTTAGTAGTATTATACAATGTCTTTGGTGAGTCTGCTACAAAAATGCTTTTCTTCAAAATAGAAGAAGAATATTGGGCAGTTATGAAATCATTTTTGGTATATCTTAATAGACTACCAATAGAACAAATCGGAGGAAGTGAACCACATATTCCTCTCGATGCAAATGTTTTAGAAACTTTGAGGAAACTTTAATGTCCCGTTTTGTAGATGCAGTTGTAGGTTATAGGATCTTGCGTATGTTGGCAACGCCAATTAATCGTAGTGATGCGTTTCGCCTTGGCATTATAGACAAGGACGGAGACAAAGTTAAGGAACCAGTTTCATCGGAAGAATTAGACGCTTACTCTCTCCTACAGCGTTTTATCTTCAAGGTGCAAAAGGCCTTAACAAGATCCTCAGATAGAAATGCTAAAAGGTTGCTTACTTTTGCGGCCGCCATGGCTTTGTTGCGTGAGAACGAGGAACACTTAGAAGACTTAGAAGAAAACGAAGACTTTGATGTGTTGCTGGAACTCTATATGAGTGATGAAAAAGTCCAACAACAAGCTAAACTGTTAGAAACTAATACACTATCTTTTAAGAACTTTCTTACAGAGAATGACGTAGAAGAAGAAAACAGTGTAGGTGGCGGCGCCATTGCAGGATTGGGTGTCGGTGACCAGGGTGAACCTGGAAGACCAACAAACAAAATGCCAATGTTCCGCAGAAAGAAGAAACGTCGTGGCGGAAACACTAAAAACTAAAGTCGCAGTCTTAGAGACTGAAGTTTCTAAGATGGGAGAGCTTTTTACCAAGCTCGATACCACTATCGACCGCATCACGGATATCTCCAATTCCATTAACCAAATGCTCGTTGTCCATGAGCAAAAAATACAGCAAAATTCGGAAGATACTGAGGACTTATTTCACCTGACTGAAAAAAGGCGTATCGAAAATGATGAGCAGTTGCGAGAACTACACTCTCGCATAACAACCAATGGCAAGGAAACCCGTCAAGAAATGAACGCAAATGTAATTAAAATAATGCACGCCATTTCTGAGATTAAGGATGCCATGCTAGAAAGAGAGAAGATTATTCGTAACGAACAGTCTGGTCTCGAAAAAAGAATAACCGACCTTGAGAAGAAAAATTGGTTCTATATGGGTGCCGCGGCTGTAATTGGTTTCCTTGCTGGTGCCTTTGATTGGATTTCATCAATCTTTTCTTGACATATAGTAAATTTTACTATATAACTAGATTATGAGTTTATACATTGATACAAAATATCTGACACAAATCTCCCATAAATTTGAGATCTTCAAAAAGAAGAATGACTATCTTTGGAATGTCCGTTGTCCTATCTGCGGTGACTCTCAAAAAAACAAACGTAAGATGCGCGGCTATTTTTTCCGCAAAGATAATGACCTAATGTATAAGTGTCATAACTGTGGTCATGGCGCACATTTTGGCACAATGTTGAAACAAATGGACACGTTACTTTATAAGGAATATGTCCTAGAACGTTATGCTGATGGAGGTAATCGCAAAAAGTTTGGCACAGAACGAACAGTAAAGGAAGTTGTAAAAATAGAGAAACCTGAGGTTAGTCTATGGACACAACTAATGGACTGCCTATATGACTTGCCTGCTGACCATGAAGTAATAGAATATGTCAATGGCAGAGGATTGCCAAAAGATTCACACAAAAGGCTTTATTTTGTAGATAATATCAAGAATGTAGTTCAATTGAATTATAAGTATAAAGAGAGTATTAGAACAGAAGAGCCGCGTCTTGCTATTCCGTTTGTAAACGAAAATGGTAAATTGACAGCATTGTCTATGCGTGGTATGAGAGGGGAAGCTCTTAGATATATCCTTATTAAAATTGACGAGGATGCTCCTACAGTATATGGTATGGATAACGTTGATAAGACACTACCTGTAACCGTTGTAGAGGGCCCTCTGGACAGCCTGTTTATTAAAAACAGTATTGCATGTGCCGGTACCTCCTTCAATAAGATTGAGGAGTTGGGTCTTGATAAGGATAATACAAGGATTGTTTTTGACAATCAACCTAAAAATGCAGAAGTCTGCAAACTTGTAGAAAAGTATGTGGGCATGGGCTATAAAGTTGTTATATGGCCTGAAACTATTGGCGAGAAGGATATAAATGATATGGTAATTGCTGGTATTAATGTTCAGGACATTATTGATAG